CAAAGGAGACAGCGAAATGAAGGATAAAAAGAAAATCTTCGCAGAGATTGCACAAGCCTCAAAAGAGAATCGTGATGCTAACTTGAGTGATGCTGACTTGAGACGTGCTAACTTGAGTGGTGCTGACTTGAGAAGTGCTAACTTGAGTGGTGCTAACTTGAGTGGTGCTGACTTGAGAAGTGCTGACTTGAGAAGTGCTGACTTGAGAAGTGCTAACTTGAGTGGTGCTAACTTGAGAAGTGCTAAAAGATAAGTAGGGGGTTGATTGATGGTTGTTGTTATTGAGCAACTTTTAGTTGTTTAGAGCAACGAAAAGTTTATATATTAGTTGTGCTTAGAAGTATTATGGCTAATGCTGGACAGTTTGCTCAGGACACGGACATTCTTTTGCGGGTTGGTACTAATGCTTCTGCTACGGTTAAGGCTGCTGGTTGGTTTGATTCTATTATTCTTGATGTTGAGGCTCTCATTAATGTTTTGACTCGTTATGATTGGTCTACTGCTGATGCTGCTACTACCTTGTACACTAGTGTTCGTGGTTTGTTGATTGATACTGGTGCTTGTTTTGCTGCTATTGAGGGTATATCTTGGGATATGAGTGGTTATACTAGTCGTACTGAGGCTGAGGACATGATTAATGTTCTTCGTGATGTTGCTTTGCGTAACTTGTCTATTTTGCGTGATAAGAAGAATCAGAAGTTTATGCAGGAGGCTTAAAGGATGTTCGAGCATGATTACAAGAATTTTCCGGAACTGACTAACGATCAGCTTGAGATGTTACAGTTTTCTAGTCCTCATGTACAGATCGTGGAAGACTTCAGTGCAGAGGTTGTTAAGGTGCATGATGGTGACACAGTTACTTTGAGGACTGACTTCAGGGATTTTGATTTCCCTCTTCGTCTTCTTGATATTGATGCTCCTGAACTTAGTGAGGGTGGTGAAGATGTTAGGGATTGGTTGGAAGGAAGACTTTTGGGACAAGATGTTAGTGTTCTCATTGATAGCGATAATCGTGTTGGTAAGTATGGCCGTCTTCTCGGTCGTGTTGTGGTTGGTGGGGTTGATGTTGCTGATGATATGTTGAATCTTGGTCTTGTTAGTGAGTTTGGTCTTAAGAATGAGGGTGCTGTTGAGCCTTTTAGTAAGTTGATGCGGGAGGCTGCTTTCTGATGGCTTCTAATTTGTTTCCTCGTACTGGTTTGGAGCAGGATACTGGTCGTTTGCCTGAGCGTTGGCAGCAGGATGGTAGTGATCCTGTGATTATTAGTGGTTTTATGAATAGTGATTCTTCTCTTTATACTGTGACTGCGGGTAAAACTTTGTACATTACTTCAATAAGTTTTATGAGTGCTGCTGCTGGTGGGGGTACTGATGCTTTGTGGCTTCGTGATGGTGGTGGGGGTGGTGCTGTTCAGTTAAGTATTGGTATGACTGATACTGTTGCTGGTGTTTGGGTAACTATTAATTTTGGTAGTGCCGTCACTTTTGAGACTGATGTTTATGGTGATGAGCAGGACCAAATTTATTGTAATTATATTTTGTCGGGGTGGGAAGAGTGAAGATTTTGTCTTATGAGATTGTTGAGGGTATGATCAGGTTTGTTACTGATGAGGGGGATTTTGTTTATCGTGTTAATAAGTTCGCTAACTTGGCGGGTTTTGAAGCTGAGATAGAGAAGAATATTGTTCTTAAGACTAAGCGTGAGACTGTGCTTAATCTTCGTGAGAATGCTCTTGTTGGTGATTTGAGGGCTCGTGACATTTCTGTTACTGTTCATGAGGTGAACAAGTAATGCCTGACACTGACATCAGTAGTAGTATTGCTAGTGATTTGGCTAATGCTTTTGTTGATTATAGTGTTGATAGTGTTAATACTGATGGGGCTACTGGTCAGAAGGAGTTCAGTTGGGATAATCCTTTCTGGGCTGATGATTACGGTTTTTATCTTAAGATTCCTGAGTTTAAGCGTGCTGTTGATACTAAGGCTTTGTGGACTGTCGGGGCGGGTTTTGAGGCTGATGAGCCTACTACTATGTTGCTTGATGGTATTAAGGGTAATGGTAAGGATTCCTTTAATGGTATCTTGAAGAACTTGATTAAGTGTAAGACTATTAGTATGGATAGTTTTGCGGAAGTCATTCGTGACCGGGATGGTGTTCTTGTTAATCTTAAGACTCTTAATCCTGGTAGTATGATTATTGTTCAGGACTCTAAGGGTCGTATTAAGCGTTATGAGCAGGTGACAGGGAACAAAAATCCTAACAAGATTTTTAAGCCTGAGGAGATCTTTCATCTCTCTCACGACAGGGTTGCTGACGAGATTCATGGCACGAGAATAATGTTGAGTTTGAAGAGTTTGATCTTGATGCGTAATGAGGCTATGAGTGACTGGAAGACTGTGTTGCATCGTAATGTTTTTCCTTTGTGGATTTTTCATCTTGATACTGACGACACTGCTGAGATCGCTACTTTTAAGTCTAAGATGGATGCTGCTCATGGTACTGGTGAGAACATGTATGTTCCTAAGGGGGCTGTTGTTCCTGAACTAGTCGCCACCGCTACTAATGCTTCGCTTAATCCTTTGGCTTGGATTAATCAGCTTAATGATTATTTTTTTCAGGCTGTTAATGTTCCTCAGATTATTGTTGGTAATGCTAAGGAGTTTACTGATGCCTCTGGTAAGATTGTTTATTTGTCTTATGAGCAGTCGGTTAAGGAGGAGCAGTTGTATGTTGAGGAGCAGGTTCTTGGTCAGCTTAATCTTGAGATTAATCTTACTTTCCCTGCGACCTTGCAGAATGAGATGATCTCCTCTCGTGATAAGGATAGTGCTCTTCAGGCTTCTCAGCCTAATGATACTACTGCTGAATTAGAGGGTGATACTTGATGGAGATTGATTTTGCTGGTTTGATTGCTAATGTTGGTTTTCCTATCGTGGCTTTTTTGATGATGTATCAGATGGCTACTAGAACTATTAAGGATAATACTAAGGCTATTCGTGAGTTGGTGTTTGAGTTGAAGAATCGTAAGTGATTGTTTATGGCTACTAAAAAGAAGAAGAAGGGTATCACTGTGACTGGTGGTCAGGTTACTAAGGGACGTAATGTCACTCATAAAGATAAGTCTGGTAAGGTGATCGCTACTTTTGGTGATAAGGGTAAGAAGACTGTTACTAAATCTTCTTCTAGTTCTAAGTCTTCTAAGAAGAAGTCTTCTTCTAAGGTTACTCCTTTTGAACAATTAGCTAGACCTCCTAATGCTACTAGTGTTTCTACTGGTCTTCCTGTTCACAGGCCGTCACCTGGTTCTAGTTCTGCTAGGCCGCCTACATCACCCCCCACCTCTTTGGGTGGCGGCCCTTCTATTCCTGGGGGTGAGTTTGGTGGTGGTGTTACTGGTTCTTTTGAGGCAGACCCTAGGGGTTTCTCTAACGTAAAGAATGTTCTTGCTCAGGCGACTAATCCTTTTGATCAACGACAAATCACTGCTAACACAGGTACTTTATTTGATCCTTTGTTAGCGACTTTTGCTAATCATCCTTTTGCTGTTGCTGGTTTGGTGACTGCTGCTTTTTTCTTGGGTGCGGGTAATTCTTTGACTAGATCAGTGCCTATTGGTAAGCTTACTGGTACTGCAGCAACTTCTACTGCTGGTAGTATTGCTACTAACACCGCTATTGCGACTGCGACTGCTAGTTGGCTTTCAAGATTGGCTGCTGCTAGTGTTAATCCTGCTGTTATTGTTAGTGGTACGATGGCTGCTATTGGTTCTTATCCTTTTTCTGGTTTTATTAAGGAAGAGAGTTTGCAGACTTTGAGCTTTGCTACTAAAACTGCTACAGCTAATGGTGATCTTGATGGTGCTCAGGTAGCTCTTGATTTCCAAAGAGAACTTCTTAATCCTACTCTTGTTGATAATATTATTGCTGGTGTTCCTTTCGCTAATGTTGTTAATAACCTCATAGATTTTTATGAGGCTGCTAGGATTAAGGTTGGTATTGATCAGAAGTTGGTTGATGATTTGAGGACTCAGGTTGAGACTGGTGAGACTGACGACCAGCGGTGGGCTCGTGTTAGAGAAGAAGAAACTACTGCTGATCAGGCTAATATTGATTATTATAATAAAGAAAGAAAGAAGCTTCTTGATTGGGCGCGTGAAGCAGAGATTGATGGACGGAATGAGGATGCGGCTTTTTGGGCTGCTGAGCATGAGAAACAGCGTGAGTTAGAACGGAAAGATCGGGAAGCTCAGACGGCTTTTTGGGCTGCTTATCGTAAGGAGTCTCAGAAGGCTGCGGAT